AATGCGCCTTTAAGCCTAGCAACGGGCAAAGGAAGAACAACAATGATTCAAAATGATGCTCACGATTACACAATTAATCGCATAGGTGGGACCGGCAAAGGTAGCAAGAACGGTCAGGGACTCTACCAGGAAAGCTCTACCCCAAAATTTGCGATTGGCGCAAAGTTGGAATTGGGCGACAACCGCGTATTTAGGTACTCATATGCCTCTGCTGCAATCACTGTAGGCAAGGTAGTCAGCACCGACAGCGCACAGCTGATTGTAGCAGATATCAATGGTGTGTTTGTCGCTGCGGCAGCGGGTTCGACTGAGATCAGTGTGACGGATGCTACGTTGGGTTCTGTCGCGCTGAACCACTACGCTGGTGGCTATTTAGGCAACATTACGAATGGCGAACAGTACCGCATTAAGTCTAATACTGCGGCCTCAAGCAACCTTGTGACGTTTACCTTGTACGACGGCATCGCCACTGCCGTAGCGGCATCCGACGATTATATGCTGTATGGTGGCCCCTACAATGGGGTTATCACTGCTACGGTCGCCGGTGGTGCTTATGATCGGGTGGTTGGAATCAACCCCATTGCTGTCACCAGCGGGTATTACTTCTGGTTGCAGACTAGGGGTATTGCTTTTGCCCTGAACGATGCTACTGCAGTAGTCCTTGGCGATAACTTGCAATTATCGGACAGCGTTGCTGGTGCGGTGCAGACCCAAGATACTGGTATTGATACTCCAGTAATCGGCCAAGCAGTAGGCGCTGCCGCTGTAAATGTTCACGTTCCTTTTATGCTTAACATAGGTGGCTAACAGCACATTTAAACAGCGAGAAGGGGCATAATGCCCCTTCTCCTTTAACTTTCAAGGACACCATGGCAAAGCGAACACAACAGCTTAACCTGCCTAGCGAAATTGCAGAAATCGCTCAGTCGGCCGCCCCTGTCGCAGTAGTTGCGCCGGAGGTCACACCCGACCAGATCGCCCAGCTTATCCTCAAGGGCAGCGACGACACCAAGGCCGCTATACGCAAGGCGCTGGACCTCGATAAGACCCATGCCAGAGTACGGAAGAACAAAAACCAGACAAACAGTCAGGTGCGTAACACCGTCAAGGCGATAGGTGAAGTCACTCATGCCGACAACTACGTGCCAGACCCCCCAGGACGTATCTCCGACCGTGGTCCAGAAGCAGTTCGTATTTGGCAAGAGCGTTGGCTTGACAACAACGGCGACAACCTTTCTGAGTACGATCTCGACCATATGGCACTTGAAGCGCAGGAATAATGACCGAAAGCGTTGGGCAGATTAATGCGGCGAGCTTTTTTGGCGACACTGCATTACTGGGTACACTGGAGGCTGGCACCGTGGCTTGCAGTACTATCTTCACCCTACCTAGCCTGACGACGACGGAGCGTGATGCGCTTACAGCCGCAAACGGAATGTTGGTCTACAACACGTCAACCAACACTCTGCAAGGGTATGAGAACGGGTCTTGGGTTAATATGAGGTAATGTGAGGGCGTAGGATGACCAACATAGAAGTTATTCAGACGGCGCTGCGACGCGTGGGTTTGAATAGCAACGCGTCTACGTTCAAAGACGGGGCGCGAACGTACCTCAACATGGTCGGCAAGGACATCCAGAACCGCGAGAAGTGGAACTGGCTGTTTAAGGCATCGACGTTCAATACGGTCGCCGGCACCCAGACCTACAGCCTCGCGTCCGATGCGTTGACGCCGCTCAGTTTTCGCAATACGACCGAAGACCACGTCATCATCGTTATGTCGAGCCAAGACCTTGATGCGGCCGACCCTAACCACTCTATCAGTGGCGATCCGCGTTGGGTCATCATCGACGGCGTGGACAGCAGCGGCTTCGTACAGGTGTCGTTTTATCCCAAGCCCGATAGTGTTGACACCATTGCCTACCGCTACTACGCGTCGGTGCCGGACTTCACGGCCAGCGACGACGCCAACAGCCTCAACGGCTATTACTCGCCGGTGGTGCAGCCTGCGCTGGTCTACGGGATTAGCGCCCTCTACAAGCAAGAGAAGGGCGACGACCAAGGTTCGATGGTGGACCGCCAAGAGATGGAGCGTGTCTTAGGGATCGCCAGTCGCCAGAACGCCAACGTCCAAGGCAACCGCACCTACCGTATGCGGCGCTCCGACAGTCGTGGCGGGTCTCAGTTTTCGTATTACCCCCAAGAAGGCGGTCTTAGCTGATGCCTATCGCCGCGCAAAGCCTACGGTTAGGACCGTGGCGCGAGGGCGTCAACTACAGCCTACCGGCCGAGGATATCTCACCGGCTGGGCTGTACGATATGGCGAATTGCACCGTCGGGTTAGCCGGCGAAGTGAGCAAGCGCAAGGGCTACGCTAAGTTCAACGCTACGGCGATGAACTCCGGCGCTACCGTCACTGGATTTGGGCAGGTCACCCTCGCCGGCGTCGAGAAGGTGTTCGCTTTTTGCGGCGATAAGTTCTTCGACGTGACGGGTGGCACCGCTACAGACCGCAGCGGCAGCGCGACGGTCACCGCCGGCAACGACAACACCTGGAACTGGGTACTCGCGGGATCGACCTTAGTCGCCGCCAACGGTGTTGACACCGATGCCGTGACGTGGGCCGGTGGTACTGCTAACATCGCCGCCCTCGATGACGACTCGCGTTTCACTAAGCCGACATGGCCTGCTTTCTGGGAAAACCGCCTTTGGTTAGGCAACGAGAACAGCAACAGCGACCGCCTCTGGCGCAGCGCCCCTGGTGACATCACGACGTGGGGCGCTTTGGACTACTACGCTTTCGGCTACGAGATCACCGGCCTACAGCCTTTCCAAAACACACTCGCCGTCCATACCGAATACGGCATCCATACGCTGACGGCGACGGGTAGCTCGACGATACCTTTCCAACAGCAGCAACGTACGCAACGCGGCACCATCGCCGGACGCTCTATCGTCACGCTGCCTGGTGAGCGCCAGATATTTATCCGCGAGGACGGCATCTACCAGTGGGCCGGTGGCGCTTCCGTAGAGAAGATCAGCTTTGCGCTTGATGACCGGTATTGGGACTCCATCAACGTAGCGCGACTGCCGTACGCTTTTGCTATGTATTACCCAGCAAAGGAAGAGGTCTGGTTCTATTTGCCCTACGGCTCTAGCCAGACGACGATGAACTCCGTTGTCATTTACTCCGCTAGGTTGAACGCTTGGTATGGGCCGTATAACAACTTCACGCGGGACAGCGCCGCCCTCGTTGACAACATACCCCACGCCGGAGACTTTGCCGGTCGCATTATGAGCCATGAAACAAATAACAACGACGATGGCGCGGCGATAAAAGCGTCTTTCCAGACGGCGAATATAGCGCCATTGGGCGACGACGTAGAATGTCGCTGGTTGTACGCACGGACGATGTTTGACAACGACGGCGACTACGACGTGTCTATACAGCAGCAGTCGTCGGGTATCGTCAGCAACACCGAGACGATAACGATGGGGCAGTCAGGCGCGTTGCTGGACTCAACCTTTGTCCTTGGCAGTTCAGCACTGGAGTCTGATGTTTCAACCCTTACGTCGGATACGGATCTCTTTGGCTACGACCCACGCACGATGCTTCGACTGAGCAACTTCATCGACGACGAGACCTTCACCATACGGCGGGTAAGCCTCCAGTACAAGCCCATTGGCCGCACGCGCAAGCGCAAGACAGGAATTGAATAATGGCCTATACCAACCCTTACGCCCAAGCGGCTGCCAACCAGAACAAGAAGAAGCCAGCGGTTAATCCGACAACGATGTATAACCCGCAGCAGCAGCGTACGCAACCGGCGGTCCAACCATCGTCGATGTACAACCCATACCAACCTCAGATGCCGTCGTCGCAGGCAGTGGTGACCGACCCTATCGCCCAAGCGATGATGCCCGATCCGGCGTCGATGTTCAACGCACCCGCAGCGCAACCGGCGGTTGATCCGGCGTCGATGTACAACCCATATCAGCCTCAGATGCCAGCATCGCAGGCAGTGGTCACCCCGCCAACGCAACCTCAGATGCCAGCGTCGCAGGCACTCAATGTGCCGCCCCCACCTCCACCCCCACCGCCACCCCCGCCAGCGCCGTCAACGATGTACAACGCACCAGCGCCGCAGCCGACGCCAGCGCCGCAACCGACGCCAGCGCCATCAACGATGTACAACGCACCAGCGCCAGCGCCAGCGCCAGCGATACCAGACATCTATAGCGGCGCAACGCCTACGCCGGCACTACCGCCGCAAGTAAGCGGTATACCAGCGCCAACGGTAGCACCAGCAATGCCTCAAGAAGTTAGCGGTATACCAGCGCCTACCATAGCACCGCCGCTGCCAACAGAGGTAAGCGGTATCGTACCGCCAATGGCCGCACCACCGCTACCACCGGAGGTCAGTGGTATACCAACGCCAGCGCCAACACCAGCGATACCGGACATCTATAGCGGTGCAACACCGACACCGGAATTACCGGATATCTACAGCGGCGCAACGACGGCCCCTACATTGCCGGACATCTACACCGGTGCAACACCAACGCCGGAGCTACCGTCGATTTACGACACCGGCCGAGCGCCAGCACCGGCACCCGAAATACCGTCGATCTACAGCGGCGAGTCAGCGATACCACAGCTACCGGATATCTACACCACCGGTGCAGCCGATGCAGAAGCCGCACGGTTAGCACGGTCGATGACCAACACCGATAACTTTGAATTGCCCGACACCAGCGAATACCGACCACAGCGACCGTCGGAGGTAAGCGGCGTTGGCGCAACCACTGCCGATAAAAGGCCAGCAACGCCGTCGGAGGTAAGCGGCATTGGCGTAACCTCGCCAAGCTACGCCGACTTAATCGGAGAGCGCACTGGCATTGACGCACCAGGCGCGACTACGCCAGGACAAAGCTACGCGGACTTAATTGGAGACCGTACCGGCATTGACCAACCGGCTGCCACGACATCACCGTCGCAAAGCTACGCCGACTTGATTAAGAGCCGCCTTGATGCTACACAGGGCGACGCTGGTCAAGGCTACGCTGACGAGATGGAGCGCCGTATCGACGACACCGTCGCTACCGGCCCAGGCGAAGCATACGCCGACGAGCAGCGCCGCCGCATCGACGAGCGCGAAATACCACAAGCCAACTCCATACAGGAAGCACTCAACCGCCAGTACATGGATCGTATCGGCGGCGGCGAAGACCCGATCCTCGCCTCGCAGCTGGCTGACCTACGCAAGCGCCAGCAAGACGAGGAAGCCGCGACGATAGAGCAACTAAGCCGCTACGGTGTCTTACGCGGTGGTGGCGATACCGCCAGTGCGTTGATGCAGATGCGCGAGGGTCAGTCGCGTAATAGACTCAGTTTAGAGGCATCGGCCGCACAGCGACAGCAACAAGATATGCGCGATGCGTTGGGCTTTGACCAAGCACGGTCGCAGCAGGGGTTAGCCGGTAGAGGTATGACGCTGCAAGAGCGGACCAACACCGAGAGCGTGGCAAACCAGCGCCTGAACCGCCAGCTACAGCAAGCGGGTGTCACCGGCCAGTACGACGGCGAAGCCACCCTCCAGGCGCAAGAGCAGGCCGACCGTATGCTGTCGAGCGAGGCGCAACGATCTGCGATGACCGGCGGCGAACGCCGTGCTGACATCGCCCAGGAAGCAGGGTTGTTTGGTGAGGTCGCCGGCGCAGGCAGCGCACCGGCACGGTCAACGATAGCTGGGTTAGGGGCGAGAGAGCAACGGGCGATGAGTGCGGCGCAGCGCGGTGCGATAGGCAGTGCAGAGCAGCGTGCCGACGTAGCGCAAGAAGCGGGACTGTTTGGCGAGGTCGCCGGTCAAGAAGGTGGCGCAGCACGCTCGACGATGACCGGCCGCCAGTTAGAAGATCAACTTGTAGGCAGCCAGCAAGCGCGTGAGTTAGCCACAGCCGCAGACCGCCGCGCTGGCGTAGCGCAAGAGGCCGGGTTGTTCGGTGAGATCGCCGGCCAAGGCAGCGACCCGACGGTGCGGTCAACGATGGCGGGTGAGGAATCCGACCTACGCCGTCAGTTGGCGTTGGGTGCAGAAGGACGCGCCGACATCGCACAGCAAGCCGATCTGTTTGGTCGCGTACGACCCGCTGGTGATGGTGGACCGGAAGTGACGACGTTGGGCGGCCGGCAAGCCTCGCTGCAAGAAGAGTTAGCGCGGTCAGCGGATGAACGCGCCGGTCGAGCGCAAGAGTCGGAACTCTTTGGCAAGGTAACAGGCCCAGGTGCCGGTGGACCCGACATCACGACATTGGGCGGTATGCAAGCGTTGGAAGGTCTTAGAGGGTCAAGGATGGCGCGTGAGGCCACGGAGGCTGGTCTCACCGGTCAGTACGAAGGTGGAGCGACGGTATCGGAGCAGAACCGCCTCGATGCACTCAAGACCCAAGACTTACAGCGGCGCTTGGCGACGGCCGGTGCGACGGGTCAGCTTGACTTAGGCGGCAGCCAGCAACCCATTACGACTTTAGCGGCGCAGGCGCAGGCAGACCAACTCTTAAGCAGCGGACAGAACCGCTTGATACAAGAGGCGGGTGTCACCGGTCTGTATGAGGACGAAAAGACGTTGCAAGCGGATGCGCTGGCCGAAGAGCAGAAAAGCCAAACGCTGCAACGTGCGTTGCAACGCGCAGGCGCTACCGGCAAGTTTATCGAAGAAGGCGACACCGGCGAAGGGGTGGATACGCTGGAAAACCGACTACGCACCGCACAACTGACCGGCGCTTTGGGCGACAAAGCAACGCTTGCCGGTCGTCAGGCCGACATGGATCTCGTCGGTGCCATCTTAGCGTCGCAGGATGAGTCACTGAACAAGACTGAAGCAGATAAGCTGAAGATGACGGGCATCGGCGGTGCGCTGGCGAGTAGCTTGCAGGCGTTTGGCCCCGCCCAGCGTCGCGCCATACAGACAGCGTTAGGGTATACGCCGGTTGAGACGCCTACGGGCGGTGACACTGGTAACGCAGGCAACTTGGGTCTCTTCCAAGACCAAGGCACGGGCTTAGTCAATCCATTGACAGACAATCAGCGGTCGCAAGCTAGGAACAACCCGCTTGGCGCTATAGACGCCGCAGCGGCCGATGGTGGCCTGACGCCAGGAGTATTGAAAGATCTGCCGCCAGGGGTGCTTGAAGCGTTTCTCGCAGCAGCCAGGGATGCGGACCCCGAACGACAACGTAGACTAGCAGGAGGAGCAATATAATGCCATTACCAGCACTAGCACTGATGGGCATTTCGGCTGGATTAAGCGCCGGACAAGGGTACTTAGGCAACCGCGCCGCCAAGAAGTACGAGCAAAGACAGAACGAGCAAGCAGCCCAGAACAAGCTGATCTCGTCATTTAGCAAGAACGCGCAACCCCAGCAGATGGCGGCGCAGCAGGGACCAGGCGTAGCGCAGCAGGTGCTGGCTGATCCACTGACGAAGAAACTGCTCGCTGGACTCATCGGCAAAATAGGCGGCGGCGGCGGGGGCAACCCCATTTTCTCCTCCGGCGGCGGCGGTGGCGCACCAGGCGTCGGCGGCTTTATGAATCAAATGACACAATAGGTATATCATGGCAGCTTTTAATATCACCGCAGACCCTCAGATGGGCGACTATGTGTCGCTGTCGCCGGACAGTCTTCGCCGCCAGCGGATAGACGTTCTGGCCGAAAAGATCTTTGCAAATATGACGCCTGCCCAAACATACAAACTTGGGCAGCAGCGAGGCGGCCCTGACACATCGGCTGGACGCGGCGATTCATCTCGCACGATTGCACTGAAGCAAGCGATTGCACAAGAACAAAGTGAAAGCGCCGCAGCACCTACCATTGCATCAGAGACGGTCGGGGCGGCGACAGCACCGGATTTCGACGCGCTGGATCGAAGCGTAGGGGCGCAAGGCAAGGCGAAAGAGGCGGCTAGCTTCTTACCGACCGCCCCAGCACCTACCATCGCATCAGAGACTACCGGCGCGGCAAAGCCTACGGCTACGGGGCTTACCGGCGACCAACTTACACAGCGCATCCTTGACCAAGACGCGGCCTTAGTTGCACAGGAAGCAAAAAACCCTCTTGATCGCCTGGCAGCCGCTCCAGCGCCTGCCGCGCAAGCGATGCCAACCACAGGCACGGCACCAGTTGATGAGCCGCGCAAGTCGTTGCTGGAACGGCTCGCGCCGAATGTTTTCGGCAACTTGAACCGCTCGGCAGCAGACGATGTTACTGGTAATATTGCAGAGGCCGTTGATCCGAGCAAGTTCAGCGCAGGCGGCCTCAGTAGGGAAGAATACTACCAAAGGAGCGTTGACCAAGCAAAGGGTCGCGTTGGGACGGGTATGTTCGGCTTTGGCAATGACGGGCAAGACGATGTAGACAGCGCACAGGAAAGGCTTGACAAGTTTCGCTTCTACGAGGAGGGGCCAACTGACGATGAAGGTGCCTCTGCTGGTGTTCCGAGAGTAAGTCAAAACCCCCCTGCGCCAAGTGCGGTTGACTTAATGCGAGCCAACGCAGAAAACACGGTTGGACTTGGTGTAACTACGCCGCCCGATGTCGAGGATATATTGCGCCCACAGAACAAGTTTATGCCGCAAGAACAACTTGACACGCCAGACGATGTGGATGCGATGGGTATGGACTTGGAGGGCATGGCACCCCCAGAAAAACGCGGCCTATTGTCACGTTTGGGCGGCTTTGCCCAAGACAACCCTGAGTTGCTCGCCCAGATCGCCCAGGCCGGTGGCGGCTTTATGCAGAACATCGCGCAAGGTAGAGCGCAGAAGAAAGCCGACGCTAAGACGCGTGGTGCGATGGCACAAAGCAACCTCATCGGCGCACTGACCGGTGGCAAGAGCCGACCGGCGGTGATGCGCGAGGAAGCAGAGCAGGGCGGCTTGTTGGCTCGATTGGGTCAGGCGGTTCAAGCCGGCGGTAGCGTTGCTGGCGGTGAGATGAAGCGCCGTACCGCGTTAAGCCAGCGCGGCGAAGAGATGGGGCTGGAGCGCGACAAAGTTGAAAACGCCGCTCAACGTCTACAGGTCGATCTCTCGCAAGCGGAGGCGCAAAAAGCATATCAAGGTAGAATGCTTGAATTGCAAAAATTAGGCATTAGCAACGATCTGCTTATAGCACAAGCCAAGGCCGGTAAGAAAGGTCAACCGCCCCAGAAGGTGTACGACGCGTATCTGGCGGCTAACAGTGTGATGAGTACCGTTAGCACCGTAGAAGAATTGATGAAGGATGCTGGGCTATTGCAAGCTGGAACAGGGCTAATGTTAGTACGGGGTATCGGACTTGAGCAGGGGTTGCCGCAGTCTTTGGGCGGCGATAAAACGCGAGAGATCACCGCTGCGGTCAATAGGATGGTGCAAACATTGGGCGAAGATATGTCGGGCATTTTGTCGAACCAAGACATTGTGTTTTTGAAACAGCAAGCGCCGAGCGACGAGGACTCTATG